ATAGGAGAATTAGCGTCCTTCAAAATATCGTCAACTACCATTCCCGCATTAGTATGTAATCCTCGTTTGAATTGAGTTACTCCAGCCATTTCTACCCGTACAATCCCCCCATCTGCTGTCTGATACCTTATAGAGTTATCTGCCCCTCTAGCTAAATCTCTGGTAAACCACTCATTAGATAAAATAGGATTCGCTCTAATTTCATCTTTCATGGTTCTTACGTGATATCTAACCATATCGTGGTTATATGAGGCATACAATAAACTTTTACTATTTGCCTTAGTTCTCATGAGTTGCCAAATGGTGTATCCATGCCCTAAAAGGGTACTTTTCCAATGACCACGGGGTAAAACGCAAACAAAGTTCTGCCCCTCATCTAAAGCTCTATCCAATTCATCACAAATAAAGCCCACATGCCATATATCAAATAACTCAGGTTGAGGAAAACTTAATTTCCAAATATTCTGGATAAAATCTTTAAAGGATTCGGGAACATCAATAGTGGTATCATTAGTTAAATCTGAAACTAACTCATTGACAGCATCCGACCAAGATAATTTAGCATTTTCGTTTTTGGAGGCAATGTTAGCCATTACTATCCTCAAATTCTAGTAAGAAGTCTTGCAACCTAGTTCCTAGCCTTTGACGCAATTCCCTATCATTTACCTCTTCCATGATAATAGTTACGATTCCTTGAATAAATTTACGAGAAATCAGCCCCTCTAAGATAGTTCGCTCACCTTTTATAGCCATATCCACCGCTTTAGCAGCATCAGAAGCTCTATCAAATTGAAGAACGTCTAAAGCCCCTGCTGCTTTATCGGTTATTTTCTTATATTGGTCTAAATGTACCTCTGAATCAAGTCGCCTGTGGTCGGCTTCTATTTCTACCATTTTATCCCTAGCCCTAGCGATTGCATTCGTGCGTAGTTCTTTCCAACCTTGTTCTTTAGACCATTGATATAGAGTATCCACTGGAATCTCTACCTCATACTTGGCTAAAATATTTTCTTTGATTTTAGGAATTATCACATCGTCATGGATATAGGTTTTAGCAGCGAAGTCTTTAACTTCTTGAGAATATTTTCGGTTCATTAAAATTCCTTAATTTTGGAAGGGCGAATTGTCCATTACCCAACCTTCATCTCTAGCCGTTGGATCTTGGCTATCGTCGATATGGTATGATTCTCCCATCCGTTTACTAAAATCTACATGCCCTGTCACAGTAGTTCTAGGAGTAAAACATGCGGGAACTTTGGCAGCCGCCCCAGATTTGCCGTATGATCGTTCTAGGTCAATTACTACTTCATCTCTAGTACAAATAGAGTTCCATACTCTTTCTTTTGGAAATAAGGGTTTCCATCCCTTACTTTCGTTATATTGATTTCGAACTGTAGTTTCGGTATGAGATAAATCTGGAATCCCCTTATTGAAAGCACAATCTCCAAAATTACAATATACAACTTTTTTGTACTCGTTCACTTCATCTGGAACATTCTCTACGGGATTCTCGTAGGTCCGCTCTATTTTTCCTTCATCTGTGGTATTATTTTTCACCACAAAGGTAGCTTTTTTAGGCTTTTTACGTAGTGACCCTGGATTTCTAGGCATTTCTTCTACTCCATTCGGCTATACAGGCTGCATCCGCCCAATCTTGTTCTTCAAACTCTGCGTCAAAATATTTAGTCGCATACTTAATTATATCGTCTTTAGAAGCATTCCCCATACTGATAATTTCTTTTTTCCATACTCTATTATCTACGGTTTTGTAAGGTATATTTGCCAATTCTAAAACTTCTTTGACCGCCCCCACTACTTCTGATATAGAAATAGTTGAATGGGGGTTTTTAAAATATAAAGGTTTTTCAATAGCTACCGTTCCGCCCTCAACCAACCTAGGTAAAACTCCTAATCCTTTAGCTATATCTGGAAATCTATCTAAAGCTTTTTTACCCTTAGCATCAAATTTCAAACACTTTAGGATATTCCCATCATCATCTATAATTGTAGCGTGAACTGCCCTAGAACTACAATCTATTCCTGTGTGGATGACACATCCTCCAGAATAAAGCCTCTAAGCTCCCATTCTTCCTTTAATTGTTCCTCAGCACCTTTCCACTTTTCCGGTTTATGTATAGAAATCAATTTACCAATATCTTTACGTATGGCGTAATTTTCTATATTCTTAGATTCATTTTTATCAACTACTAATTTAACAATTCTATCCCTAGCGTCGGGCGTAGCTACAGCCATTAGATTGCCCATGGCTACCCATAACAAATCTCCGGTTTCCTCGTCAAAATTAGCGGGATCCTTACGAAAATTTTTAATGGACTCCTGCCACTCCTTGACTTCTTCCTTTATAATCGGAATTCGCTCTTTCGCCAAAGCTTGATCTGTTCGATCTTTGTAAGATTCCGTATGTGTAAATCCCCACCTATTGTGGAAATCGAATACAGCTTCAGCTACGACAGTCATAACTTCTATAAATCTATCCTTTTCTAGAATATCCATTAGCCCCTCCCTGATTCTAGGCTTCTGGCTGATAGCACTCTACTAGATGTATTGAATAATCCTTTAAAAGCTTCCTTACGACCCAATAATTTATCGTAGGCTGCTCTAATTTCAATAAGAGTTTTCATGCTAGTATTCAGCCGTTTGTTATCTCTTAGTATTATACCCTCCATTTCATCAATGGTAGGCTTACGTGTTCCTTTAGCCAAATACTCTTCAGCCAACTTAGCTTTTTCTACCTTCATTCCAGTTTCAAAGGCTGTTTCATATGCGCCCTTTTTTGCGCCTAGAGCAGCCAAGTTTAATTCGACAAAAGCTAACCATGCCCCTGATACAGATAGATATTCTTGCAACTCTGTATTTGAAGCTTCTGATAAGTTACCAAAAGTTATATCTTCTCTAGTAGCATTATCAATTTTAATAAAAGGTATTTCCATATCCTCTACATATTGATTGGCTTTGTTATAGCCTTTTTCAACTGTCCAAGTTTCGTCTACCATTTATATTCCCCCTTCTCCTTCTATTAGTAATTCAATATAACGTATAGCTTTCTCTAAGTCCTCTACCCCATTTTTCTCACGCCATCTACAAATATACTTTATAACATTACCTTCGGCAAAGCCTAACCCATTCCTTTGTATGAAGTCAAACGGTTCTATCTCAAACTGTTTGTAATGCTCAGGGCTTACTCTACTACTGCGTTTATCCAAAACCTAATTCCTCATCTTTTACTAATTTGCAATCACAATAATGATAGTGAATTGCCTCTACTTCTGCCAATTTAGGAGGAGATACCATATTCGCTATCTTTTGCGCCCTAGATAGAATACCGTCCCATAAATCATCATTTCGCTTGACCACAAATGTCTTAATTTGTTGGGTATTTTTATTTTCGTACAAAATTACGCCTTCAGGATGTCCCAACATATGTAAATAACACTGTAATTGGGTAGAATGTTCCATCTTAGGTCCATTCGCTATGTCATCGTCCCAACCCCGTTGGTTAATAGTTTTTAATTCCAGTACAAACATCTTCCCATCATGATGTAAAATAAAGTCTGCACGACCTGATAGAGGAACTGGACTCTCAATTTTACAGGACTGCTCCCTGTACAACATCATATTGCCAAAATATTTGGCGTACCGATCTTCCGCAGAATTACCCACCCCAAATATCCGTTGAAGAGCCGCTGAAATAGGTTTTTTAGGAATTAGCCCATTATAATGTAACCACAAATATCGGTCACACGGATTTCCTATAGCCGACACAAAGAATTTACCCTTACTAGTACTTTTTTGGGGGTGTGCCAACTGCTTATCCAACTGCTTTACTAACAGTTGACCTAAATCTTTAGTATCCCAAGATTTCGTAACGTTTTCGGTTATCTCTTTTACGCCCATTTATTTCCTTTTTTCCGATTCATGTCTGCGGCAATATTAACTAAAAATATATCAATGTCGTGACGGATTTCCTTAGCATTTTCTGTAGTAATATGTAAAACATAATCTACTCCACTCTCTAATAGAAATTCATTACGTTCTTTATCTTTTTTAGCAAAATGTCCGTATACTCCATCAGCTTCAATAACAGTTCCTATTTCAGCTATCCAAAAATCTACAAAATATTTGCCAACCTGTCTTTGAGACTCCCATCTCAACCCTAACTCACTTAAGTAGTTGGCTATTTTTATTTCCTGAGGAGTCATCTCCTGTGGTGCTTGTTGAATGTTGAGAGGCATCTACCTGTTCCTTAAGTGTTTCTCCTAATTCGGGTTGTTCAGTTACCAATAAAGTTTTCAAACCATTAAGTCCCATAACTTTATTTCCAGCATAGTCATACCATGCACCAGCTTGTTTTATATATCCATATGCCAATCCTTCACGCATATAACTTTCCATGATGTCTATGCCACCATCCACTCTAAAAGGCACTACGACTTTTTGCCAATGATCTGCGGACGTTTTATTTTTCTTCAAGGTGACTTCCATATCAAAGCCTTCCTTGGTTTTAGTCTTCTTATCTTCAATCCACCCCGCTCGCCTAACTTCTAACATAAGATGGTTCCAGTAAACTTGACCTTTACCACCAGGCATCTCTTTTATGGCGACAGGACCAATAGATGATCGTTGTTGATTAATGCAGATCAATGATGACCCATGCTTTAGCCTACTCATCAATCTACTAAGGGAATCATTTACAAATCTAGCTAACCACCCCATAGGATGTTTGTCAAAGTCTGCTAACTCTGCCGCAGGAACCATCCCCGCAATACTATCTATAACTACTAAATCCACCCCGGCTTCCATAACAGCTCTAGCAATTTCTATGGCTGCTTCACCGCTAGCTGGTTGAGAAGCTAACAGCAAATCGGGGTCAACTCCACATTTGCGGAACCACGATTCATCTAGAGACATCTCTGTATCAATCCACACAGCAGTTCCGCCAGATTTCTGCACAGACTCCACAGCTTTCATAGCAAGGTAAGACTTCCCCCCGCTAGGCTGTCCAGTAAGCAGAGTAAACCGCTTTTTGGGGATACCTCCCCCCGTCAATTTATCTAGTTGAGGTATCCCAAAAGGAATACGCTCGAATTTAAAATCTTTATCAGATGCTAACGTAAGTCCATCAACGCCCTTTAGAAGTTGATCCATAAGAGGGGTGTCTGTTTTAGCCATCAGCGAGACTCCTTATTTTTGATACTTCAGCATCAGCCGCAGACAAAACCAAAGGCCATGCCCTATTTATTGCGGTTTTAGCTTTTGCCATTTGTTCGTCTAAATCTTCTTCTGTATCTATATCTCGTATAGTCACTTCAATTTTAGCGTTATTATAATCGCCTAAATTGACTGTGAATCCTAATGATTG